GTCGATTCTAAAGGTCGTTTCCAAGCTTAACAATATTCTAATAAATAGAGGCATAGCCCAATTATTATTGTATGTTAAGACTTTAAGACTAGAGTTTATAAAGATTTTATTTAAACTAGAGTCATTGGAAGACGTGAAGAATATTTCTAATGTCCCTAAACCTTTAAAACCTTTAGTTCGAATAATTAAAGACAGTCCGAATTACCCGGTCTTCCGGCTAATCCTTTCTGCTCTTTATTTAACTCGGGCTATAAGGCTTAAACCAACGGCATCTTTTAAAACTATCTCAGATTTGCCCACATATTGTGACGCGTTCTTTGATGGTCTTGAAAAGGATGTTCGTTTGTTTCTTAAAGATTTAGGTTTGGATTCCAGAAGGTTCGGCCAACGGCCCTCTACCTTAGATTGGAAGGAATTTCACATGTCTTCAAAATCTGGTCCAAATGGGCATGCCCTTTGGTCAAGTTTTGTCGATAATGCTGTACTTCCGGAAGATTTACGCCAAGCAATTGGTGTAGTAGGTGGAGAAAAATTGAAAGACCTTATGGATAGAAACCTTATTTTATCAAGAGATAAAATACCTCATTTCTTTAACCGCTTCAAGTCCTCACGGAGGGAAGTCGTGTTAAGGAAATTAGTAATTATCCCTGATAAAGAAGGTAAAACTAGGGAAATTGCTATAGGAGATTATTGGACTCAATGTGCCCTAAAGCCATTGAACAATAAAATCTTTCGCATTTTCCAATCCATAGAACAAGACTGTACACACCAACAGACTAAACACCTTGGAAAGATTGTTCCAAGAGAAGGGTCATCATATCATTCTATAGACCTTACGGCCTTTAGTGATAGATTTCCAATCAAATTAGAACATCTTATCCTAAGTGTTTGGTTAGGTAAAGAATATGCTGACTCATGGAAACACATAATGGTTGGATATCCTCTTGAATCACCTATTGGTCCGATTGTTTACGGAACAGGTAATCCAATGGGATTCTACTCATCATGGGCAACTGCGAGTTTAGCACATCACTTCATAATCTGGAAAGCCTGCAAGCAGGCTAACCGGAATTGGAGGAGATGCCCTTATATGTTGTTAGGAGACGACATTGTCATATGTGACGATGAAGTCGCTTATCAATATAAAGAGGTATTATTACCTAAGTTGGGTGTTGACTATTCATTACCTAAGACTCATATAAGTCTATATGGTTATGAATTTGCCAAACAGTTTATTCTACATAATCAAAATATATCTCCTTTTCCTTTAGCAGC